TTATTTTACTTGGGTTTAGTGGATCTGGTCTTGTATATGTGCTAAATTGGAAACTCATATGATAGGGAGCGAGGTCAGTGGGATATTGTAAAGTTGCAACACCAACAGTTGAATCAATACTATTTGCTATTGCTGTTTCTGGGTCAGAGTTTTGCCCTAAAGATAAATTTCTGTTATCAAATGTGCCTGGTTGTACTCTAGATGGTGATCCAGAAAACATACTTGCACCATCACCAAACAAATCCCCAACTTTATGGAAAAAAGAACCTGCAGCACCAAGACCGTCCTGCAACAAAGAATCTACACCATTGCTAAATGCAGATTGACTAGGAACTGCAGTTTGGTTTGAAGGTGGAACATAAGAATCTGCCATTAGTTTCCCTATAAATACATTGGGTGGACATAGTATTTATAGTGAGATTATGCAAGGGAAATTCAAACCTAAGAATCCGAGTAAATATATAGGCAATCCCACTGAGATTATTTATCGTAGCTCTTGGGAGCTGCATATGATGATGTTCTTTGATACTAACTCTGAGATCCTGGGATGGGGAAGTGAAGAGGTCGTTGTACCATATAAGTCCCCACTTGATGGAAGAATGCATAGATACTTCCCTGATATGATTGTTAAAAAGACGAACGGAGATGTAATTTTAGTAGAGATTAAACCTTACCAGCAAACGCAGCAGCCGAAGCCACCTAAGAAGCAGACCAGAGGATACATTAACGAAGTTACGACTTATCTGGTGAATCGTGCAAAATGGGAGGCAGCTGATAAGTTTTGTAAGACTAAAGGGTGGAAGTTCCAGATTATGACAGAGAAACAGATATACGGGAAATAAATGGCAATTCAATCATTCGACCAGATTATATCACAGGGTGTTCGTTCAGGACAGATTCCTGGTAGAACTCAGGAAGCAAGAGACTGGTTCCGCAACACTGCCATGAAGATCAACAACATCAACGAAGGGCAGCTCATGCGCTCGCGCGAAGCCCTAACTAACCAGATCATGATTGGTAAGATGTATATGTTTGGATATGATCCCAAGACCAAGAAGGATCTTCCTTACTATGATAAGTTCCCTCTCATATTCCCATTCAACCGAACCCCCGATGGGTTTATGGGCATCAACCTCCATTACCTACCATACGTCTTAAGAGCCAAGCTTATGGACTTGCTGTACAATTATGTGAACGACCCAAAACTGGATGATAAAGCAAGGCTTAAGATAACATACAGTGTATTGAATGGGGCTGCAACGCATAAATATATAAAACCCTGCGTAAAGAGATATCTATCATCTCATGTACGTTCTAAGTTTATTAATATAGTACCAACAGAATGGGATATCGCCTTGTTTCTACCAGTAGAGAATTTTCAGAAGGCAAACAAGACTAAGGTCTGGGCTGACTCCAAGAAAATGATTGGTGGTCGCTAATGGCTATTAGAAATGAAGTTTCAGGAATACCTAAAAACGCAACAAGTGTTTTCCCACAAGAAACAGTGCTGGATTATAAACCACAATCAGCGTTACCAGTAGAAGAAGTAACAGTTTCTGCTACTCGACCTAAAACTAGTGCTGGATTTGATATATCCAGATTTAAGGCTAATGCTTTAACCAATGGATTATTGAGACCAACACTATATGATGTCAAAATAACTAGGTTAGACAGAATCTATCAGTTTTTAACAGAGGCTGTAGCATTACCAACAGTTGGTGTAGATACACAAGCTATTCGTAGATATGGATATGGGCCAGTAGAATATGTTCCATTCCGTCCAGTGTTTCAAGATAGTGTAAGAATGAATTTGATCACACAAGCAACAAAAGCCAATTCATTAACTCAATTTTTACTTTCTATTTCTGAAATATCGCCGTTTATGAAATATAATGATATGAGATCTGAAGTAGATACATTGGGAAAACAATCTAAACCATATGAAGTTCAGTACAAAAAAAATATGGAATTTGATATAACAGTAACAATATACGATGAAAAAAGTAATGAGGTTATGACTTATACATTTAAAAACTGTTACGCGAAACAAGTTGGTGGAGTTGATCTTGGGTGGGGAAATACTGATCAATATATAAGAACTTCTGTAGATTTTGCTTTTACAGACTTTAGTATCGATTCTGCTCCTCAGATGAATCAAGAAACTCTCATTAGAGATGCAGGAACTGATCCAAGAGTTACAGCTAACCTTGCTTAATTTTATATTATAGGAGAATATTATGGCTTTACCAAAAATTAAAATTCCTCTTTTTGACGTGACAATTCCGTCTACTAAAAAAGATGCAAAGTATCGTCCGTTCTTAGTTAAAGAAGAAAAGATCCTTCTTATCGCTCAGTCTGGTGGCACAAAGAAAGAGATGGTCAATTCACTTAAACAAGTTATCAACAACTGTGTAACTCTATTAGACGGATCAGACGTTGATGTTGATGCTTTAACAACCTTTGATCTTGAGTATCTCTTCCTTAAAATTAGATCCAAGTCTGTAGATAACGTAGTGACATTGAAATATGTTGATCATGAAGATGAAAAGGAATACGAATTTAAAGTTGCATTAGATGATATTGAAATTCAACACAATCCTGATCATTCGAATAAAGTTAAGATTGATGATGATATCGGTGTTATTTTAAAGTATCCTACTGCAAATATCATTAATAATTTTGATAATGAAGAGTTATCTCAGGCAGAAATTTCTCTTGCAATGGTTAAAGAGTGTATCGATAAGATTTATGATAAGGAGCAGGTATACCTTGCTTCTGAATGTGCACCTGGCGAACTAGAAGAATTTGTAGATTCTATGAATGTTAAGGCATTTGAAGGTATCCAGAAGTTCTTTGAAACTATGCCAAAGCTATATCATAAGATTGAATACACCAATTCGAAAGGAACAGCTAGAGTAATCGAGTTGACTACGTTAGACGATTTTTTTACATTGGCCTAATTCACAATAACCTGAACAATTACTACTCTACAATATTTTCTTTGGTGCATCATTATCATTACTCTATTAATGATTTGGAACACCTGATGCCATTTGAACGTGACATATATGTGGGATTGCTTAAGAATTTACAAGAAGAACAGAGCAAAGAGAATAATTAATGCCCCTACCCATATTACCTGCAGGTATGATTGCTAAAATGGCTGCTAATGCAGTTTCCCCTAATAAGGGAGGAGAACCCATAACTGTTAGTGGGCAGAAAATAAAACCAGGTGATCCCAATTACGATAAAATCGTAAAGGGTATGAGTGATAAAGAAGTTACAGAAAGTGCAGTTGAATCCTCTGCTGGTTCTGCGACTGGTGAAACAATAACACTCGGTGGCCAGAAGATAAAATCAACTGATCCTAATTATGCTAAAATTGTAGCTAGTTTAGGAAGTGCACTATTTACTCCAGAAACAGATGTTATAACTGAATCAGAAAATACTTCTGCTAATACCCCATCTAAAGTAACGTCGACAAAGGATCAGAGCAAGGGTATTCTCCTAAAGTTATCTTCCATTGATAATAAATTAACACGCATTACGGGAATACTGACTAATATTGGAAAAACCTTAAATGATAGTTTGACTTTACAGAAAGAAAGATTCGATAACTATGAATTAGACAAGGCAAAACGTGCAGACGATTCAAAAAAATATGGCGGCGGATCTTCTAGATCTACTTCCAGTTCTTCGGATGGATCATCCTTACTTAAAGGCATACCATGGGCTTTGTTACTGCTTCCTTTGGGTGCTGCCCTTATGGCTTATCTGAGTGATAAAGTTACAAAGTTTGATTTTTTCGTGCTTCGTTTGTTTTCTAAAGAAAGTATGTTATTCAAGGGAATGGAAGGCATAACAAAAACACTCACTAGAGTTTTTGATTCAGCATTAGATAAATTTACAGGTGCCTTAAGGTTGATAGAAATAGGTTATAAAAAAACCTATAATGGTATAGCAGCATTGTTAGAAAAAATTACTGGTAACGGTCTTGCAAGACAAGTTGTACCCGGATTAAAATCTGTATTAAATGCTCCTAATACTGCAGGATTAACTGGTAGAGAATCGGCAAAATTATTTGAGACCGCAGGATATGAAGCAGTTGAAAATCCAATTATAAAAATTGCTCAGGCGGCTGGAGTGGCGGCAGGAAGATCTGCTCTTATCGCTGGTAATAAAGTCGCAGGTAGTGTTTCTAAAGTTCTGCAAGGAACATATTATGTAAGCAAAAAAACAGGAGAAGTGGCTACAGAAGAAGTATTACAAAAAATTGTGGCTGAATATGGATCTAAGCTATCTTCTATAGAACTTACAAAGATTATTAAAGGTGGAGAAGTTTTCACAGGAGAAGCTGTTGAACAAGCATTAAAAATGGGACAAATAGTTTCGTCTACACCATCAAAGGCTAAATCTGCTCAAGCTGTTACAAGAGCTTTTGCTACTATAAGTAAAGCAAATTTAGGTAAGTTGATTGCAAATCTATCACCCAATGATGCTGCGATAGTCAAAAGATTAAGACTTGCTGCGCAGGCATTTAGATATGGTAGTGCTCCTATGAGAGTCATGGAAAAATTCCCCATTATCCGCAGATATATGCCGCGCTTAGTGCTTTTTGGAACATTATGTTACGCTTTAGCTAAAATGTATGAGGCTGGAGATCCTGTTACTGGACTAAAAGCTGCGGGAAAAGGCATTATTGAATTAGCAGGAATGTTTTTAGGAATGATGCTCGGTGAGTTAGTAGGTGTAACAGCAGGTACAGCATTGGGCGCAGCTGCGGCTGCACCAATCGCAACTATTTTAGCAGCTACTGGTATCGGATTACCTGCCGGAGTAGCAGTAGCAGTAGTTGGTGCTGGTACTGGATTTGTTTTGGGGTTGTTATTATCTTTTTATGGTGCTCCAGATCTTGGGGCATATTTAGGAAAAAAGATTGGAGAGTATATTTTTGATGGAAAAACAGGTGAACAAATTGGATCTGATATGCTTAATGATGCTAAAAGGAATGCTGTAGAAGCAATTGAAAAGGGTGGTGTCACTTCAGCAATCCTTGCTGGCATAGCGGGTGCGGCGGCGGGTGTCGTGGTCGCTGGCCCAATTGGCGCGATTATTGGTGCGGGTATTGGTGCTGGTCTTGCATATACCGGTACAGACTCCCTTGGGCTTAGTGGCAACAAGGGTGGTGTTGACAGAGTTCCACCTAGTAACAATGAAAGTATATCACCAAATCCTGCATCAACAAATAATACTGCAAAAAATACTCCTTCTACTAATGGTAAAACTACAGTCTTAAATGTTAACGCTCCACAAAATAATACCCCACCTCAAACCAATGAATTCGGTACTCCAACAGCATCTAGTAAAACTGCTAGGGCAGACACACAATCTGTATTTTATAACACAGCAGTCAGTATGGGCTAATGCTATTATCTGAGACAACAAAAAAAATAAAACAAGACATTGGTGGTGAAAAAGAAATTCCGCCAATGCTGGATAATACCTTTTGGGGTAATAGAGAAATAGAAACCCAATCTTTAAAAAAGATTTCGGTAATAAACAAAAAAATATCTTTGATAGAAAAAGCAATAAGAAGAATTGTTAAATCTTTTATTTCTTTAAATAATTTTTCTGATCAGCTAGATGGTTTAGAGGGAAATGCTCCTGGTGCTCCAAGAAAAGGAGTGAGTAAAATTGAAGATCCTGTAAAACCTGCCGATTGGTCTTTCTTGGGAAAACTTATTGCAGCTGGTATGGTATTATTCCTTGGATATAAAATTGTAGAGTATGTTGTCAAACATATAATATCCCCAATAATAAATGGATTTACTAAATTAATTAATTCAGTTATAGGTATATTCGCTGCAGCAACGAATGTATTTATTTCTGGTTTTGCAATGACTATAAAAGCTGCTACAAATTCAGTAGTCTCTTTCATCAATTTATCTACAGAATTATATTATTCCTCAGCAATAGGACTTGCAAAAATACATAAAAGTATTACAGGAAATACCGCAGAAATAGAAAAACAAATTGAGGACTTACGAAAAGAAAAGATTTCTACGCAAGCTGCAACAACAGCTGCAGGTAAATCTGTTACGACAGAAATAGAAACTGAAAAAAATGTCGCGATTTCTGCAGTAACTTCAACAGCAGCAGGAGCAGAATCCGCAGTAACAGATGCAGGAACTTCTGTAATAAGTGCTATAACTCCTCCGCCATTACCAAATATATTTGCAGGAATAGGTGGGATGATTTCTGGTGGTGGTGCTGCCCCATCCACTACAGGTGAAGGGTTTGGTGGAGCAGGAGCATCTGGAGAATTTATTGGACCTGGTGTTGGTGAAACAGGAAGTTCTAAAGAGGCGATGGACTTTTTCATAAGCAAGGGATACACACCGGAACAAGCAGCAGGTATTGTAGGTAACTTACAAGCTGAAAGTGGTGCAAATTTACGAACAGATGCTGTTGGTGACCAAGGCAGAGCATATGGTATTGCTCAATGGCATAAACCCAGGCAAAACACTTTCAAAAGAGTTTATGGAAAAGATATTAGGCAAGCAGGATTTAGAGAACAATTAGAATTTATTCAATGGGAACTCACACATAAAGAAGGTACTGAAGGTGAAAAACCTGCTGGTGACCTATTAAGAAAAACTAAAACTGTTGAGGATGCTGCAATAGTGGTTGATAAATTTTATGAAAGAAGTACTGGAGAAGCTAGAAACCAAAGAATAAAAAATGCATTAGCATTAAATGCCGGTAGACAAAACAACACGGTAATAGTTGTCAATAATCCACTACCCAAACCACCCAAAAAGAAACCACCAACACCGAAATACACTGTTGTTGACAGTCATGATTATTTTGGAACAGGCGACAGAAACCATATCCCATTGTCTCTTAAGCACGGCACATAAAAAAATGGGGATGGATTTCTCCACCCCCAAGTTCACCCAATAGGATTAGGACTAGTCGTTAGCCAACTTCTTGAAGTAGCTAAGATCATCGTCATCATCTACCGTAGCCGAGAAGGGGACGGCAGCGACAGGACCAGAGGCATCAGCATCCTTCTGCCTAAAGGTAGGCGCGGCAGCTACTGGAGCATCCTCCTGGAACTCCCTGGAGACCTTTGCAGTCAGTCCCAGAACGTCATTTAGCTTAGTCTTAAGGGTATCGTACTCCTTAAAGTTCTTCGGGTCCAGGAACGCCTGGAGCGAGTGAGCAGACTTCCAGATACGCTCTAGTTCACCATCATCGTTGTTCAGAGGACCACGATCCGAGAACTCAGACTTGTCGTAATTACGATAGCCTTCGACCTGACGGATCTTGATCTTGAAGCTGGCACCTTCCCAGAGATCAAAGGGATTCAAAGGCTTCTCATCAGCGAACTGAGGATTCATCGCCTCATTAAGCTTATCGAAGATCTTCTTACCATACTTGAAGAGGAACACCTTACCTTCGTTCTGTGGCTTCGAAGGGTCGCTAACGATATACACATTGCTGATATATGTTAGCTTGCGCTTCTGATCACGAGCTTGCTTACGAGCAGGTGAGTTGTCATCAGTGGTGGAGTTCCAGAGCTGAGTATTATACTCGCTGACTGGATCAGGCTTGCCGATTGTTGTTAGGGAGTTTTCAATGTACCACTTGCCGCTGGTTTGACCCTTAAACCCATGACCCCAAGTGCGTACGAAAGGCACGTCTTCAGCGGCAGGAGCAGGTAGGAAGCGAACAACGGCATAGCCATTGCCAGTCTTGTCTACTTCAGGATACCAGAAGCGGTCATCCGCAGATGAAGCATTTTCATTGGTATTAATCTTCTTAAGCTGAGCAGTTAGCTTAGTTAGTTCAGACGAACGCGAGTTCTTTAGTGTAGCAAAATCCATTAGTATTCTCCGTATGTTTGTATGTTTGTATATGTGATTATTCACGTACTCAATAATATAACTTATTTATCAAAAACAGTCAAGGCAATATTTCGCATCTTCTGTTTATCATAATTTAGAAAGGGACGATACTTTTTACATAACAAATTAACTTCCTTCCACACAATATCGTCACCCAGTTCTTTATTCCAATGCTCGGAGAAACCTAAGAGATCATCTAGTATGATTAGACTCTCTATGCTTATCTTCTTACGAAGGAATATCTTCAGCAGAAAGGGATGCTGTTGATTCTTTACTATAACGTTTTCATCTAATGAAGTCAAGCAGTTTTTTAGCTCTTGTTCAAAATAATATGATAGTGCTTGAAATCTTTTCTTCCAGTCGACATAGATCTGTTCATATTTACAATTACCGACTAGATCACCTACCCAAAGATTAGACTCACCAATGACAAAATTTGATATTAAAAAGTCTTTGACATCTTTTCTCTTGGCTAACTTAGCGAAGAAGAACCTATCCTTACGAGTTTGGAATTGATCAATAGATGTTTTAATCTTACCATTATATTTTATGAAATCATATGACTCAGTCGTGAAGTGATTTTTCAGAGCAGAGTACAAGACATAAGTCTCATATGGGGTCATATGTTAGGAAGCCTCGCTATCTTGGGTAGATAGTTTAAAGTTTCAGCTTCACCCTGTACCTTGCTCTTCATATTAGAGTTCAGCTTGATAAAGGATGCTGCTGTTTCTACTTCAATCTTATTACGATCACAGTACAGGATAACAGCATCAATATACTCGATGTCAAGTTCCCATACTAGTTCTTCGATCTCACGCGCAAATTCTGCAGGTGTTTTTAGTTTTGGAAGGCTCATGACCAGCCAATTAGAGTTTTTAGATGAGCTATATCTTCAAGACGTTTCTCAGCACTGCGAGGATACTTCTTCGCGCGCATGTCTGAGGCGGGATTCTTAGGACCACGCTCCATACGCACTAATGCTTCTTTTCGCTTTTCCATTTTAGTCTTTGGCATAATATATCCTCTTTGTTGAAAGGTGGTGGGTATTCTGTTTCTAGGAACCCACCGAACCCAAGTCTAGCTTATGCGGCTAGAGCAATGCTTCCATTATCGTTAGCATTTACATTTGATCCGTCACGGTGGTATCTACCGATTAATCTCCGCTACCCTATCCTCGCCTGTCGATCCTGTGTCGCCCCCGCAATGGTGGAGGCGTCGGGTACTGCCCCCGAGTCCAGAACGCTAATCAAGTAACATCAACGACCAATTACTTCTTCTTCTTAGAAGTCATCTTCTTAGCAGAAGCCTTAACCTTAGTGGCAGTCTTCTGAACTGCTTCCTTAGCATCAGCAACGTCAACCTTGCCATCCTTGTTTACATCAAGAACAGCCTTAACATCTTCCTGAATCTTCTTCGCTTCTGCAGCTAGAGGATTGCCGGCAAATAGAGACTTAATATTGTCCCCAAAGATAAAATATACTGCAACTAGTGCAGCAACAACAAGTACGATATAAATCATTTTATTCTCCTTAATTAATTAACAACACAATCATTATACTATATGCGAACATTTAAGTCAAGCTTTAATAGCTACAGTGTACTCTACTGGATTATTTAATACTCCTCGCCGAATTAAATCGGTAGTCTTACGAGTGGGTTTCAAATACTGCAGTATTCGTGGAACAGCTTTAAGAGGATCAGCATTACCGCACATAAAAATATCTATGGCGATATAATTCACCTCTGGGTAGTGATGCCAAGACAGATGACTCTCTGCCAAAACAACAACACCAGTAGTACCACACTCTTCACCAAACTCATGTACATGTTCGCTTAGTACAGTAGCTCCGGCGTCCTGACAAGCAAGAGAGAACTGATGAACTAGATCTCCCTCGCTAAACTTATTGTTTTCTATACCCCACAGGTCTAGGATAAGATGATTACCAACATATACGCTGCCATCTTCCATTTTCCGGAAGTGATTAAAGATATCTTTCACCATAATTCATTCAGCACCTAGTTTTGTTACTTATTATTTATAACCAGTCCAATCAACTGGATC